TACTTAGTTGCGGCTAGTCCTAATCCTGATAAAGCGACTGCTCCAACTTTGGCAACACCACTTAGATTCTTAAATGCGCGTTGAGCCTTATTAACACCAGCGGCATCAAATGTTGAAAGGATAGGAATAATTACGGCCATTGAAAGAACCTATCCTTTTAGTTTGCGGTTGTAGTCATTTTGCAGTTTCCTAATTGTACCGCGCACCACATCTTGAACGAATGGAAGTTCTCTAAGTGCAGCAGGATAAACGTATCTAGAAGCTCGAGCAGATGAATTAAGTTTGCGAATCATTGCCCGACCTGCCCGTGTATTACCTTTGCGTTTACGGCCTGCCATGTCTGCAATCTGAAATGCCGCAGCACCTTGCGAATTCTTTCCTTGTGCGCCAGCAACAATAGAAACTAATGAAGTGCCTTTGCGTTCTGCCTTCTTAGTAAAGTTTGTTTTAACTGTGACTTTTACACCGGCAGGTTGCCATGCAGTTCTGCCATTATGAACCATGCCACGCAACGGTGATTCTGTCGGGATGTTGTTCTTAACTGCCGTTGCAACTGGCTTTGCGCCTGTTCTCAAATCTTTACGCGCCTGTTTAACAAGATCGTTGTCAATGCCTTTTAAGGTCTTTGCAACTTCAGCTATTCCAACGACTCGCATAGATAGCATTATGTCCCCTGACTATTTCGCCAGCGCAGATACATTCCCAACGTATAAAGCATACGTTCAGATTCCTGCATTAAAACTGATGGAGCAATACCAGTTTCAACTGCAAGATAAGCCAAATACCAATGTTGGGATGAGTCACCCAACCCGGCTATTTTGGGTCTTGTTCACTCGCTTCAATTGTTTCAACATCGTCACACCATTCTTCAAAACTTTTCTTAGTCTTTCCGAATCGGTATAGCCAATGCCACGCCAACCAAAGTAAATCAGTTATGCGAAAGTCTGATTCAAGTGAAGCAACTGACTTTGTGAACTTGTCCTCGAAAGCAACAAGATCACGAGCAGTAGCAGAAACTTCTTCTACTGTTTGATCGTTAAAAGTTACGCGCAGGTTTACTTTCATAGTTACGCAGTTGCCCGTACTACTGTGCCAGATGTTGGCCAAGTTACGCTGAATGTTGCAATGTCACCAACGCTTGATGCGTGTGGACTGTATGAGTTCACAAGGCATACGGCGGTGTATGAAGGGTTTGCAGTTGATACGGCTGAACTTGTTGGTGTGATAACAACAGTTGCAAGTGTATTAAACAATGGGAATAGAACTGAATCTACTGCGCCAGATGCGAAATCCTGCATGAACTGAAGTGTTAGTGATCCAGTCTTAAGACCACCAATGCGCTCGCGGAAAGTTCCACCGAATGCAGTTGTTTCTAAATCATCTGATTCTAAAGCCAATTCAACTTGGTTTAGAGAAGTCGAAAGGTTGGTGCCATTGATCGTCACCTTGTAATCGGTAGCTGCGAATTTCGCCATGCTGTTTTGCTCCTAGTCTGCGTAGCAGAGAACTACGAACTCTGCCGATAAATAGTTTACCTCACCAACAATTAGTTCCCCATAGTTACGCATATCCGTAACTCGTAGATCGAACGCCTTGCCTGCAAGTGTCTTATCTGATTCTATCGCTAGTTTGATACTGTTCGACCCGGTGCTTGAGCAGTAAGCATCTATCGTGCTTTGACCAGTTCTTTCTGATACGCGCCCAACAATAACCTGAACTGCAAACGTGTAGGTCTGCATTCCTCTGTGAAAGGTTTCGTCATAGTTAAGCGAAACTGGAAAGACTATTGCAACTGGTGGATTGATGTTGTCAGGCTGATAATCAGATGTTCTAAGGCCGCTAATGGTTGCAAGATTGTTTTTGATTCCTGTGCGTAGTTCTGTAATTGAAGCCATCAGACCAAGTTACGCATTCTGCGATACGGGGCAACAAGTTGCTCAACGTCTGGATCAAGATAACGACTAACGCGCATCGCGCCCATGTCACCAAATCCAGCTATTCCCAATGGACTATCTAAACGCTTAAAGATGCGGCTTGCCTGAATGATGCAGGCTTGTGTGATTGAAATTGGAACGGCAGGCCAACCAAATACACCAGTGACCTTAACCAACGCATCGCCACCTTGAATTGGAAATAGGTAGTTTTGAACTGCCCGTATGCGCGTGTATGGAACAACTAAGCCATCGACTACACCATTGGTTGGTTCTAACTGATAGTCACCAACTGCCCATGTCACATCAAAGTTTCTATTTGCATTAGATGAACTTTGAAGTGTTATAGCAGTTCCAGAAAGATCATCAATTTCACAAACAAAAGATTCATCTGCGGTGAAGTATCTTGTGGCAGTTCCCGATGAATAGAAGTAACGCCCGGCATGACCATCAATAGCGCGAGAAGCAGACTCAACTGCCATCTCTAATAATGAATCATCTACGTTATCTGAAATGCGAGCTGCGGCCTTGATTTGTGCAAGTGTGCAGTAACCGTTTGTGATTGCCAAAGTAACTCCTAAGTCTTGTTTATTCTACCAAGCCAAAACTTAGATAATCTATAAACCAAGTTCTGCTCTGACTTGTTGTATGTGCGCCTTACCAATCGAATCATGATCTGATGGTCTGCCGACTCCACTCATTGTTACTCTGCCGTACCCAATGTCATAGATACAACGAATAGTTGTGGCATGAAACGGTTTAGCACCTGCGGCAACACAACGAATGTAAAGTTCCCAATCATCAAAAATTGCGCCTTTAGTGTGTCCACCAGTTCGTTCAAATAACTCTCGCTTGATAGGTGCAGAACCTGGGCAAGTCATTTGACTAGGTATCAATTCAGGAATCCATCGACCTTCCATAATTGAGCCATCGTGCTTGAGTTGTAGCTTGTCGATGTAAATGTCGCAACCTTCTTTATCTGCCTGATCTAGTTCATCAAATGCGCCGGGCAGATAGCAATCATCAACACCAATAAGTGAGAACCAATCGGCGGTTTGTTCTGTTTGAATTCGCAACATGAAATCCGCAAACTCGCCTTCCATTTCTATAAAATTTGTTATGTCTTTGTATTCTTGCGGAATAACAGAATGTACGAGTTCTCTATTTTGTTCATCGTATGCAAGAACAATTGAATCTGGTTGTCTTTTAAGTGATTGAACGCCTGACCAATAGGTAGGTAGAAACTCACTATACGTTGTGCCAAATAAACAAACGCCTAGTCCAAGTGTTAAAGACTTAGTTTTCATTGCTGCACCAATCGCCAGAATGTGTCCCCTGCTTTATCGATCATGTGTCTTAGGTGATCTGCATCTTGCCAATCTTCAATGCTAGTAATTCCAACATTCTCGTTAGTGTGAATCCTGCAACCTGAAAGAACGGCTTCCATAACTGCGCGACATTCTGATTCAAATGCTAACGGTAAATGCACAAACCATTCAGACCTTGCCATTGCATCTAAGACTTCATCACGCGACACGTTACTAAGTGCCTTGAACTCGTAGCCTGCCTGCGCTGCCCAAATCTCTGCTTTGAGTTTTCCTTTAAGTGGATGTTCACGCGCTGCCCATATTGCAAACGGTTGCTTGTCCATGTGGTCATAACACTTAGACGTATCGAAGTAGCTTAGAACTTGAGCAGTCTTGCGTGGTTTTGCCCATGATAATTCTCTACGCATATGCGCTGGCGTATGAGTAACAAACAAACGACTGCCAGAGATCAAAGCATTCAGTCCGGCGCGTGGCGTTTGCAGGTGATGTACAAAGACAAACGGCTCAAACTCACTAAGTCGATTCAGTTGCTTATCTGTGAACACATCAGTTCCAGTTACAACAATAGAATCGAATTGGTGTATGTCGTGTATCTCAAATGTGGTTGGTGTAACAATCTCAATCTCATAATCTAGAGGTGCTTGAAGTCGGTATTAATAATCCGACATTTCTGCGCCACCTGCGAACTGCCCCGTGAATAGCCCTGAAACGGCTTCAGAGCCACGCAGAGCGACATTCGTAGTGTTCTCTATGTGATGTGTGTACCAGCCTATTTTCACGCCGTAGGCCGTTCTATGCCTTTTGCGCCTAATACCTCTATTGCAGGTTTCCAGAAATTTTGAAACACATAATCGGCGTTGTATCCACTTGCAAACTCAATTGCCTTTTCTGATCTTCCACGCCCACGCTGATAAGCCTGTTCTAGTGCATCGACAATGCCGGGAACGCTAGGCATATGAAACCAACTAGATTGCGGTGCATCCCATAAAGGCTGACCATCGACTAGCCAACCATCACCAACGAGTTCAGTTGAAGCTGCAAAGTCAGAAACGATTACAGGAGTTCCGCAAGCCTGCGCTTCAATAGTTGGAACACCAAAGCCTTCACCGTAGCTGGTCGCAAGTAGAACATCCATCGCGGTATAAAGCGTTGCCAAAGTTGATTGATCTATTCCAGTTCTTAACGCATAAGGATCAACAAAAGCGTATTGATGTTCTTTCAATCCAACTGAACTAATGAGTTCTTGTAACTTGATTCCACCTAAAGAACCGTTTGAATCTGTATGTAGATAAAGAACAACGTCATCGTGCATCTGCGCAAACATTGAGAACGCAAGAATGTTTTCGCCAAATGCCTTGCGATTAGGTGATACGCCTTTGTTGGCCGCGTTCATTCCAACAATAAACGAATCTTCACTAGCACCAATAAAATCTCTGCCTGTTGTTCCTTTATGTCGCTTCATTGGCTTAAATGCAGAATCAACTGCGTGTGGGATGTATAAAGACTCAATACCAACATTTTCTAACATTGATTGTCCGTACTGACTCATGGCAATAGGCGTTACAAAATCTTGTCTGCACCATGCAGCAACTTGTGGTGGTGCTGGAATGTGATCAACTGGAACCCAACTTGCAACGTTCCAATCTGACCAACGCTTACCCTTAAGAACCCAAGTGTCATACAAAGTAAATAGGATGTGATTTTGTTTTGGATTACGTTGCGCCCAGTCAAACATGTGCGCCGGAATAACATCATTGGAATACAAATCTGCACCACGCTGATAGAT